TTACATTATCAAATCTCTCGACAATACCAGTTCTTTCGCCATTAATAACTTTTTCACCACTCAATAATTCTCTTGTTACAACAATTGGATCAAATATCGGGAAAAAGGTTTTGGGAGTTACTGATCCAGATATAACCGTGGTTACATTTCCAGGAATTTCGTTTGGTGCAAGATCATCGGTAAGATCATACTCAACATAAGAACCACTACCACCAAGATTACTATCAAGTCCTGTGACTTTAAAAAGTTTGTAACCATAATCTTCGGAGTTGTAACCAGTTCCTGTTGTTCCAAAACCGACGGCGACATTTTCTACAAGAATATCTTCACCAATCTTAAATGGCCAATCTTTAGCATCACTGAATTGTTTAGTGAAACTCAAACGAACAATTTTGGTAGTATTATTAAATGTGACTGAACTAATACTAAAACCGTTTGTATTTTGAAGAGGAATAATTTGTGGTTCAACAGCATTCAAAGATTGTGTGTTTCTAATGATATCCAAGAAATTATCATCAGCTGTATTGAATTTCAATTCAACATCAGTAATCCGTTCTCCAGTTAAACCATCTAGAACAACCAATTCTGGAGGTTGACTATAATTTACACCAGCTGACGTAATACCAATTGATTCGAATGAACCAAGAGGGTCTACTTTTAGAACCTGTGGAAGATTTCCTACAGCATTAAGAGTGTTGTCTGAAGGAAAACCAAATCCAATGTAGTTTATTTTCTGTTTAAGAACTGAACCAATAGTCGAACTTCTTGGTTCTAATATTGCACCAGATCCTTTTACACTTCTAACAGAAGTAAATCCAGGAAGAACTTTGTACCCAGTACCTTTGTTAACAACATTAACTGTGTGTATGGGTCCTTCTGCAGTCAACGATGATGTGTGATATTTCATCGTTGCATTTGTCGAACCATAAGAAGTTACAGTATCGATATTATATGGGATATTATATTCATAAGTATCTGATGTTACTCCAGATAGTGTATAGACACCATCAAATTTATTAGGTACAATTCCTATACTATTATTTTTATTAACATCTGTGTCCTCAAATATTCTTAACTTGACAGGAGGTATAATGTTTAGATTATCTGGTTCGAAAGCATAGTAAAGATTTCTTGGTATATTATCACTTACCTTCAAAGTAAGATTTGCAGAAGCATCAACACCAATTTTTCCACTACTTGTAACTTCAAAAGTTGACCCTGTTTGTGAAGTGAAGAACTCATTTATTTTTTGGTTATCACTAAAAATAAACATTTTAAATGCAGAATAAGTTATTCCCTTATCTACAAATGATAAAGAAGAATCGGAAAGATCAAATTTAATATTCTGATTTTCTTGAACTTCAATCCTTGGATTTATCTTTGAAATACTTCCTGTGGAAGTTGATTTCACATTAACAAATTCTGGATTTTCATCAAATAGTTGATACTTTTCAGTTACAAGTTTGATTGTATTGTTCTTAAAGACGTACACATAGTACATTCCAGATGCAGTTAAACCCTCCGATGGGGATGCGGAAGTGTAGATAACCTTATCACCTGTTTTATACTTGTTCTCAGGAACAATAAATGTATTATTCGCAGTGTTTATACCAGATGGTCCAATCGTATCTTTATCAAATACGATTCTTCTATTAAAGTCATCATACTCTACTTTTATAGTCTTAGTTACCGTTGAATTTACATCAACAGAGACTGCATCACCTCTCTTCATACCATGAGTTTCTCCAGTAGAAACTGTCACAACATTTTGAGATATTCTGCCAGAAAGAACCTGAGGGAGGTCTGTTACGAGACTATGAGTAGCTCCAAGACCTGTAGAATTGGTGAAATATAATAATCCACCTTTAGATGAATCAACTCCAACATAAAGTCCAGTTACTGTGCTTATAGCAACTCTATCTGTGGCTAAACCAATTATATCTTTTGTAATTGGTGCAGCAAAAAGATTTCTTGTATCAGTGAGATTATATTTGTCACTAAATTCAACACCACTCCAAACCTCTAAAGATGTTCCATTAATTGCATAATATTTGAGTGGATCGTTGAGAGAAAGACCGTGATCTGGATAGAATAATTGTTGTTGTTGAAGTTCGACTTGTGTTCTTCCAGTACCAGGGTTTGAAAATGTGATAGTTGTTGCAGTACCAGTTGTTGCAGTACCAAGACCCACCGATTCATTAGGCATGAAGTAAAGAGTTTTATTCTTTACGACTGGTTTACTGGTATTAATTCCAGTTGCAGTAAATCTAATTTTTCTGGGATCATCTCTTACAATGGTACCAGACGAATGAACAACCTGAAGCGTATTGTTATGACCTCTCTGTACTCTGATTCTTCCAGATTGTTCATCCAAATTTAAGACTTTAAATTGTTCAGAATCAATTCTTAAAACATCATTAGGGGCAATTATTCTAGAATCAATACTACCATTGAGGTAAATGAACGTGACAATACCTGTTGTTGTACCTGTTGCAATACCAACTGATGTATACCATCTCTCACTCGTCACACCCACTCTATAGGGTCCTGTAAGCCCTCTATAGAACTCCGACAGTCCATCAATGAAAACTGTATCATTTGCTAAGAAACCATGTGGTGTAGAAGTTATGCCAACAAAATTGTTTTGATTTTCGTCGCCAATAAACTCACAATTTTCAAATACTGTTGTTGCAAGACTTACCTGGTCAATCTCCTTTCCTTTAATCTCAGAAACATTCCACCTTACTCCTCTTCCACTAGTTTTAGATGAATCAAAAATAACTCTATCATTTACTTTGTAATCATTACCAGGATTTTTGATGTCAAGAATATCAACACCACCAACAGAAGTTGAAGTTATGTCAATTGATGAATTTCTGATTAAATCAGAATTGAAAATATAATCGTAACCATTATTTCCACCATTAGTGAAGTAGAAGTACGTATTTCTCAACCACTTATTTTTTACAATGTCATATTCAGTTTGATTTGATGATGCTTTGAAGTTAAAATCGTTAGGTAAAGATTTGAATTTATTACCAATCACATATGGGAACTGTGGAAGTCTGAAGTTGTTAAAAGGACCAGATGATTCAATATCATCACTTATTGTACAGAAATATGCATATACACCATTAGGGTAATCTGGTGTTACACAGAATCTACCATTATATTCGTCAAGGTCACCGTCACCCACATACTCATAATCATTTACAAAAAATCCATTACTAAATGCAGAATAAGATGGTCTGTTTTTTGAAGTGATCTTAAGTTTATAACCACTCTTCATTCTTCTGATAGATCCAGAACCGTCTCTCTTATCGAACGAATATGGACCATAAATGGGATTTCCGTCATATGCCCATCCAAGAATAGGAGAGTGGAATCCACTTGAGGTCTCTTCACCACCTGAATCGAGTTCTAAGTCAAAAAGACCATATTGAATATTATCATCGTTAAATCCACTAATTGAATTTGAAATTGACCTTAGAGGTCTAGGTGCATAAAAAGATGCGAATTGTAATGACGTATTTGAAATATTCTCTGTTATGACAGTATCATCGTCACCCAAATTTTGGAAGTTCTTTTCAAACAGATTTACATTCCATGATCTTATATTAGTTTGAACTCTTCCACCACTACCAGCAGCAATTACATCGATGGATGTTTTACCTGGAGTATATCCTACTCCACTCTTTTGGATAACAACACTATCAATTTGACCATCTTTGACAATTGGAACAAGAATTGCAAAATCACCCCTGTTATCTAAGCTCCTTACAACCAAATCTGGTGGTGAATTATATCCACTACCAGGAGAAAGTACAATTACCTCAGAAATTTTTCCATTATTAATAATTGGAGTCAGTCTCGCACCTGTTCCAGATTCAAAAGTAACCTCAGGTTGTCTATTGAAATCAATGATCGTTGAGGCACCATATCCAACACCACCAGAGACAAGATCAATTGAATTTATAGAACCTCTAAAGACTGGTTGTAATTTTGCCTTGTATTCCCGAATATTGCCAATAAACGGATAGTCACTGATAAGCCAATGAGAACCTACATTTATAGTGACCATGTATTCCATATCTTGGAAGCATGGAGTGTGTCCTGAGTCACTTCCTTCAGGAGATTCAAGTAATGCTTCTGTCTCTGTCCAAGCAAGAACTCTTTCTGGTGTGGTGATGTTCTCTTCAACTGGAGATTCGATAATGAATAATTCTTCAAAATCCTCAACAAATGTTTTATCGTAAGATGCTGCGGTGCCCTCTACATTAACTGTGATTGGAGGATAGTTAAAGGAACCTCTTCCTGCATTTACAAAATCAACTATTATATTTCTATCGAAATAATATGATGATTCTAAATCACCAG